TTGATATGTTACTTGACTATCTGGAAAAGGAAAAAGAAAGACTTAATAAGAAAAGATAATGGCCGAACTAAGCAAAAAAGAACAAATCTACAATGAAGTAGAAAAAGAAAATAAGACTGTAATAAACAGTGTTATGTTCTTTGCTTTGGCTAACCCACTTCTACAAAAGATTAACAGAGGTTTAGTCTTTACCGATAACCAAATAGCAAAGCTAGAAACAAATATAGTTTCTTTAAATGTACCTGGCATAACCCCTATACAGGCAGACCCTAGGGAGAATAATGTACCGGTTCCCGAAAAGAAAGAAAATGTATCAGTTGCTAAGTCCGCCTTTACTGCATCTGGGCTTGCTGCTTTAGCTTTTGCATTACCGTTTTTAATAAACAAAGAATCACGCGACTACCTTACCTCTTTTATAGCAGGTTTAATTGGTAGAGATGTATTAGATAAAATTGCATTAGCTCTCAAACTAGTAGGTGCAGCTTTAGCAGCTGCATTTGCTTATAAGACTATGCAACAAATACAATCAGCTTTTGAGTCAATAAAGCGACTAGGCAATTTAACCGCTATTTTATTTGGACTTACAAGTGATGGTACGGATGCAGTTAATGAAAAAGAAGATGATTTAAAAAAGAAGCAGAAAAAAATTAAAGAGAATCAGCAGAAATATAAAAAGAGTAGAGACAAGGCAAAAAAGGCCGAAAGAGCAAGACGTAGGGCAAATAGGCTTGCAAGGGCTGAGAAACTTAAAAAAATTAAATCGGTCAAAGATACAATATCAAAATTAAAAAAAGTACTACTAATTGGTGGTCCAATTGGTATTGCGGCTGGTATCGTCGGTGGTATAGCAATAGGCACTATGATCGATTTAATAGCAAGCCCTTCTGAAGAAGCCGAAGTAAAAGAAAATAAACTTGATACCGAACAGGAAGATACTAATATACCTGCAGTGAGTGAAGATGATGAGGAAGAGTTAGTAGTAGAAGATATACCTGATGAGGTTCCTGATTTAGAGCCACCGGCTCAAGGTATGAATATTACTCCGGAGAAGATAGGTACATCACTTGCTGACAACGCTGTAAAAGAGTTAAGTATGGGATTTTTTGATATGGAAGGTGTCAAAAAAGCGTTTAACTGGGCCCGAGGTAAAATTTTTGGCAGCAAGGAAAAGGATACTAGTGTAGAGAAAGCCCTTCCTGTTTCTACTCTTAACACACCAACAAACATTCCAACAGAACGGCCTGTGCAAGGTGCAGAGGCAAGCGCATCTCCCCCTTTACAAGTTGCAGATAAAAAACCAATAAATGAACCGCAAACAGGTGTTCAAATGAACCAAGACTCGGAAGTTGTTATAGCAGCTAAGAAAGATGAAGCAAAAGGTAATGTAATTATTAACAATGTAGACAACTCCACCAATGTAATTGTAAATGACGAAGGTGGTGCTGGAGAATCTCAACCTCACGTTTATAGCACATTATATGCCTGAACAAAATAACGATAAACTTCTTAGTAAAGAAGAACTTAGAAATCTAGAAGATCTAGGATACACTCCTAGAGGGGCAGGGTTTGCTAAAGATAATAAGTTTGTTTCAAAAACGGAAATAGATGAGTTAGTGGCTAGAATGAGGGAAGAGCAGGCCATGAGAGAGGCCAGGGATCAATATATTGAAGATTCTTTAAATACATTGACAAAAAAAGTGTCAATGATTACCGGTATACTTGCACGGAATGCTGCAAGAGTAAAAGAGATTGAAAACTCCTTAAGTAATGAGACAGATAAGGAAGAAGGAACTGGGGACACTGTATTCAAAGAGAGTCTTAGTGCACTGCAGGGAATAAAAGATAGCGTCTCATCTATCAATAGCTCGCTAGTAAAGATTAACAGAGCATTAACTGATAATAAGGCAGCAAGGCTAAGTGAAGAGTACATGAAGGAGGAAGGCGGTCTTGAGACTAAACCTATAGACCAAACACCTGTAAGAGAACCTAAAGGTCCAACGAAAGAAGGTGGCCCTTCTTTCGGATCCTTACTGAAAGATTTCTTTACTAACCCAGCCGTAATAGCCGCCTTTTCAGGTATAGTCTATATGTTCTTACCGAAGGATGTAAAAGAAAAAATAGGCGCTTTCTTTAAAGGCTTTTCTGAAGGTGGCAACAGAACAATTTCAGAATTAACAACTTTAGAAAAGGCTATAGCAGCTGCAGGAATTGCGCTTGCAACCTTTTTAGGTGCTAAATTCATATCAAGCATAGCCGATGCAGCCTCTACCCTTATATCTCTAATAGCAAAGGCTAAAGATATTTTTGGGTCTTTAAGAAAAGGTGGTGCAAAGAAAGCCGCTGGAGAACTTGCAAAGAAAGCAATAACCAGTCCAGGTGTAGTTGCCGGTGCTGTAGGATTAGGTACTTTAGCAGTAATGAGCTCTCAAGAAGAGGCCCCGGCTGCTACACCAGTACCGGAAAGCAAGCCACTTACAGCTAGTACAGCCCCAGCAGCTGAAGCCCCAACTCCTGCACCTTCGCCGGTACCTCAAAGCTCAGGAGCTCCAGCACAGGCACCAATTCCAACCCCGACCCCTTCTAGCGGTACCAGTTTAAAACCTAGTGGTGGATTAGGAATAAAACCTCCAGTCATGTCCGGTGAAGATGGTCCGATTATGGACATGATTAAAAGACATGAGGGGGTTAGAACTAGACCTTACAAGGATAGTTTAGGGTTATGGACTGTGGGTGTAGGTCACTTAATAGGTGATGGAAAAACACTACCACCAGAGATGAACCGAGAGTTCTCAATGGAAGAAGTGAATACAATGTTTATAAAGGATTATAAACATCACAAAGAAGCCGCTCAAAAAATACCAGGCTATGATAAGACAAATTCAAACGGTAAAGCAGCACTCATTGATCTGACTTTTAACATGGGTCCTACTTGGTTTAAAAAATGGCCTAATTTTACTAGGAGTGCTTCAACTGGAGATGGTCAAGGAGCTGCATCCAGTCTTGAAAATAGTAAATGGTATACTCAAGTTGGTAACAGGGCACGTACTATTGTAAGTATGATGCGAAACGGTTTCGGAGGCCAAAATAATCAAGGCACGCAAATGGCTGCGGCCACCCGTACATCTACAATGTCTGAAACTGCCCCTTCTTCTAAGGGTGAAGCACTAAACAAGTCTTCTATGGGTGTTGAGTCTGCGTCTTCTGGAAGACCAGAAGTAATTACTTCATCAGTGGACAATAGTAATATTAAAAAAGGGAAGGAGGGGATTCCTCCACCTCCTTCTATACCATCACCTATTGCAAATAGAGATAGCTTGAATACTAATAACAAGCACTCTACTGCATACGCCTAATTACTCTTCGGCAAGCTTCTTGAAGAAGTCAATATCCTCATCTTCATCATCGGCTGTTGTCACCGGCTTAGGTGCAGCAGCTTTGATAGGCTTGGCTGGTGTAGTATTATCTTCGTCCCAGGGCTGCTTTTCAGCAGTTGTCTGAGATTTAGTACTACCGATGAGTCCAAGCACGCGGTGGAGCTTGGCTTTGAGTTCATCGTATGACTTAAAATTAGATGAGTCAACGAACTCTCTAAGTGCGTATTCAGTCTTCCAAGTCTTCTCCAACTTATCATCTTCGTCAAATAACGGGGCTGGAGAATCGAACTCCGACTTATCGTAATTGCGATAACCTTCGTAATTACGGATCTTAAGTTTAAAGTTAGCACCTTCCCAAAGGTCGAAAGGGTTCATTGGCTTTTCGTCTTCGAACTCAGGATTCATTGCTGCGTTAAGCTTTTCAAAGATCTTCTTACCGTACTTAAACAAGAATACCTTACCCTCGTTCTCAGGGTGCGAAGGATCCTTAACAACATAAATGTTGCTGATATAGGTAAGACGACGCTTTTGCTTACGTACCACTTCTTTGTTAGCTTCAATACCGGAGTTCCAGAGTTCAGTATTGTACTCAGAAACTGGATCGGGCTGACCAATAGTAGTTAAAGACTTTTCAATGTACCATCCACCAGGACCCTGAAAGCCGTGGTCCCATACGCGAACGAATGGTACATCTTCTTCAGCAGGTGCGGGGAGGAATCGAATAACGGCGTAACCGTTGCCGGACTTATCTACTTCTGGTTTCCAAAAGCGATTGTCATCGGTAGATGTTTGTGTGTTCAGTTTTGTCATCTCTTGGGTGAGATTATTGAACACAGACTGACGATTTTTCTTAAGAGAGGCAAAATCAACCATGATATACTCCTTGTATGCGTTATGTGCGTTGTATGTAATTTTATGCCTTGCGGCATTAATATTTAGCTGCCCTTGCTAAATTTTTTTAAGACAACTTGTTTAAATTTGTCTAGATCTATTGTAAAGAAAGGCCTGTATTTTTTCAACTTGTGGTGGTGAATAGGCCACAATACTTTATCATTAATACGGCGATTCCATGAATTAAAAAATGGTGTCAAGTCGTTCAAAATAAGTAATGTTTCCGGACTTATTTGTTTACGGAGATGAAGTTTAAGTAAATTGGGATATTGTCCTTCAGAGACTGATATATTACTATTATAACAGTCTTCTAAAAGGTCTATTTCATTGGTAAAGATATACGTCAAACTGTCCAACCTCTTACGCCAATGACGGTAGTTCTTCTCAGCAAGTTCTTCATTTACCAAGTCACCCACCCATACGGACTCATCTTCTATAAAATTAGCTACCAAAAACCCATCAATGTCTTTCTTGTTAGAAAGCTTTTCAAAATAGTACCGATCA